CCGCTCATCAATGAAGTCATACCGCCAGCCATACCGCCCGCCGTAGTGCCGCGAGTACCACCGCTCATGCCACCCATACCACCACGACCTGCCGCCTCGCCACGTGTTCGGGGTGCGCCAGCTAATAGGCTAGATCGGCCTAGCTTGCCACGAGACAAGGCACGGAAACGATCTTCCTGCTCTTCAATTTCTTTGTCCAACATTATCGTCTGACGGCGCTCGACTGCTACTTCCTGCGCCGTCTTCTTCGGTGCCTTTGGCTTCTTCATGTTTCAACCTCGTATACAGTTGATAAGGTGTAAGAATCAACGGATCATTGATTCCTAGAATTTGTTTTGCGTGACCTACACATGTGTTCAACATGAATAGATTACGCCTTGATTGTCTCCGCTTGGCTTTGACAATTATCACCTCGTCAAGTTTAAACGGTTGGTCGTCAATAGTAAAAAGATCAAAGTATTGCCTGGTCTTGCCGTAAACAATCCACCTACCTCGATCCGGTATTAACACGTAACAGTGTCTAATGAATGGATGCAGGAACGGCGACCACCAATGCCGATCATCATCGGTGAACACTATGTACACATCAGAAGACACTAAACGCCACCTTTGCGGTTGTAGGACGATCAAAGCCGTGCGCCCTAGCCAATGCCTGCCTGCCTTCACCTTCGCCCTGTAAAGCGTATTCAAGAGCCTCTACGGGGTGTGAGTATTCGTTCTTATCTGGCTCGTCAGTGTAGCGATCGCCTGAAACTTGGATACGCCGATAACAGAAGCCGCCTTGTAACCCCTTGCGAATCATCTTGGCCTTCGGGGTTAATAGGAACCTCGGCTTGCCATCCATACAATTTTCTTTCATTGGCAGTTCAAGTGCAGCCCTTCGCATTGCAGGATCGTTTGTATTCGTAGGTGAGCAGGGAATACCTGCCGCCCTAATAATCTTAAATGGCGTATCTGCATTCGCCTGGTTCTTGTTGTCGCCCGATGGGTCGCCCCAACCTTTGAACTTATGCTCTGGATAGTTGGCGTCGATATACCGTTTTAGTTGTGGTGCAAAGTCTACCGCCCCACTATCGGTTAGACAGAACTCATCGAAGCATACCCACCGCCCCATACTTGTACGCTGTAGGAATGCACAAGCAGGTGTTCGACCAAAGTCGAAGCCGAGTATTATCGGGATGTCTTTCGATGGCTCGAAGTCAGTAGGTGAACAGTGCACGGAGTCTACATACATCGGGTGGACAGGCTTACCACTTGATACAAAGCCGTATTCGTTCGCTAGGTTTACTTTAATCCAATCATCTGTCTTGCCTTGCAGACCTCGGTAATAGTAAGCAGTCGGTAGGTTGGTCAGGTTCTCAGCGTCTGGATTAACTACCCACTTCTCACCGTCCCTGTAGACGCCGCCTGGTTGCCGATGGAAAGCCCAACCCTCTGGCCGCTCTTCTTCAGCGAGCTTGTAGTACCAATGGTCTTCGTCGGGTGCGTTCGAGTCGCCAACAATACCGTAATGCGTAGGTCGCGCGCCCTCTTTCGGTGATGGGTATCGACCCGCCCGCAGGTCTAGCATATCGACGACGGCCTTGCTGTGCTCTTTAGCTTCGTTCAACCATACCCATGTTGTCTGTATACCTCGGGCCTTCTTAACGTGATCGGGTCGATCAAAGGCGATGAAGATGACCTCACACCTAACACTCGTACCATCTTCTAGCTGAAAGGCTATGCGATGAGTAGGCGGCTCCTTGTTGCCCTGCTTAAACTCACCGAGGTCGCCCAGTATTTCGATCCAGTCTTTAATGGTGGTGCTGAACAGTTCAGAGTAGGTATTACGAGCCGCAATGATTCGAGTTAAGCGTACACCGTGATTAGGATGGCGCTCATCCTTCACTGGCGCTTGTTCGCACATTAGATCGAACAGTTTGAGAATGGTCTGGACTGTCTTGCCTGAACCCAGTGGGCCCATGATGAATGAGTTACGCTCGCGACAATCTGCGAACTCTTGTAATACTCGGCCTTGTGGCTTTAAGTGATATTCAATAGTTGGCATTAATTATCGCCGTCGAAACGCTTCTTAAGTATCGACACAACCAAAGCATCACCGCCTTCGCCTGTCATTTCAGTAGCCTTTAACTCTGGTAGATACTTATTAATCAGCTTCAGCCTAGCATCGGTGGCATACTTAATAGCATTCAACTCATTGGTTTCCATTGATGCCCCCTCCTTTTCCATTTTTATAATATTATCAATAACATGCTCGAGTCGGCATTTCTCGGATAAGTAGGTTCTAAGATGCTCCTGGCGCATAGCCCTTTGCTTGGCTGGATTGTTAGCAGACATTACTTATTACCCCAATTGATCTTGTCGTAATTAACCTTGAACTTGTCGCGTGATTCAGGTGTGCTCTTACGTTGGCGTGAGCCTTTGCCCCCATCGTATTCGGGAAAGTGTCGCTGTCGTGTCTCTTTATCCAGCTTGTGTCGCATGTCCATAGTAAACCTCCGTTATAACCTTATTTTATAGACTGGTTATAAGATCGGCAAACGTTATGACAAATTGATCTAAGTAATGTGTAAAGATTTATTTGACACGTGTAAAAGGTTTGTTGTTTAATTCACTCATCGGCACACAGGGTGCCACTAACTGAGAGGGAAACAATGATGGAATTAATCGCAACTTACCGCAATGATGCCGATGGCCTTGAAGCGTTGATCATGGACGGCAATGACAAGTTCAACTATCGAGTAGTGTTCCGCGACTTTGATGCTGATGAAACTCTTTTGGTTCGCTTCAAGCACAGCTACTTTGCTTGCATGGAAGACATTAAAGAGTTTTTGTTAGACGATTATGTTCACGTTGAGGCCGCATAAGCGGCCACACACTGACTGGAGGGTCAAACAATGAACGGATGGACTAACAGAGAAACTTGGGTAATCAATCTACACCTTGGCGATCACATCACCGAGATCTTCGACGAGACCAATGTTGAGACTCTTGCTGATTGCCTAGAAGAATACGTTTACGACCTGCTTGATCAAGAAGAGATCAGTGGATTGTTTGCAGACCTGATCGACTTGACTTGCGTTAACTGGCGCGAACTTGCCGAACATTACGTTTACGATATGGCCGCCTAATTTCGACTTCGGAGGATTTAACAATGCTTGATGAGACCAAAGCTATAGAACTAAAAATGTTATACGAAAACCGCGACTCGTATGTGCGAATCGGTAGAAACCTAACAGGCAAGTTCTGGCAGGAATACAGAAAAAAACGCATAGACCCTATTGAAAGACAAATAGAGGAGCTTGAAAACGCTATAAAACTTGGCAGGCGAGAGGGGCAGTGCAAATGACTTACTACGACGGCGTGATTCACGAGGACTTGCACAGCAAAACCTTTGATGTGTTCATTGGTGGATGGACGCTTGAATGTCAAACTCTGGAAGAGGCGAAGGCATACATTCGGGATTTTATGGGGATCAGCAAATGAAACGATATCAAATTATTCTAGGCGCTTGCGCCTTTTTCCTCGCTCTCGGTCTGGTCGGCTCGATGGACGTAGCCGAAGCCGAAGCCCAGGCTAAAGTGTACGAGAAAATGGTGTGTGCGGGTCATTGGCCAGATTACGAAGGGAGAAAGCCGTCATGCGATACGGTTCAGTCTGCAGCGGAATAGAAGCCGCAACGGTAGCTTGGCACTCACTCGGTTGGGTGCCTTCGTTTTTTTCAGAGATAGAGAAATTTCCCCGCGAAGTGTTAGCCCATCACTATCCAGATGTGCCACTTCATGGAGACTTTACAACAATAGGAGCAGACCAATATGGATCAATTGACCTTCTTGTCGGAGGAACCCCCTGTCAATCCTTCTCAATCGCAGGACTCAGAGGCGGCTTGGATGACGACCGTGGCAACCTGGCACTCGAATTCCTTAAACTTGCTCAACGCACACGCCCACGATGGGTGGTTTGGGAAAACGTCCCCGGCGTCTTGTCATCTAACCGAGGGCGGGATTTTGGAACCTTCCTCGGGGCGCTGGGCGAAATCGGGTATGGGTTCGCATACAGAGTTCTTGACGCTCAATACTTCGGAGTGGCCCAAAGACGCAGACGTGTGTTTGTTGTCGGATACGTTGGAGACTGGCGACGTGCCGCCTCGGTTCTATTTGAGCGCGAGAGCTTGTCAGGGAATCCTGCGCCGAGCAGAGAATCGCGGGAAGAAGTTGCCGGAACGATTGCGGCTCGCTTTGGAATCAGTCGCAACAACCACGAAGAATGCGTAGCAGAGGTGTCCCCTGCGGTGTCCACTGGTGTGCCATTCTCTAAAACAGGGAATGAGCGTGTTGAGTGTGATGCACTGGTCACTGCAAGGATGGTTGCGTTTGGTGAATATTCAACGGACGGGTCTGCCAGTGCGTTAAAGGCGAGGGACTACAAAGATGCGACAGATTTGGTTGCTTACCCACTAAATACAATGACAATGCAAGGAAGGCCGAGCGACAATGGAAGAATGGGGCTGGGTATCGGGTCGGAGACAGACCCATCACCAACGCTCACAAAGGCGCACAGTCATGCGGTTGCAACATCTATGGCTGTCCGTAGGTTAACCCCAACAGAATGCGAGCGCTTGCAGGGATTTCCAGACGGCTACACGAACATTAAGGATAAATGCCCAGACGGGCCTCGATACAAAGCTCTGGGCAACTCAATGGCAGTGCCTGTAATGCATTGGATCGGCAAACGAATTCAGATGGTGGAAGACTTATGCCAAAACGAAAACTAACAGCAGCCCAGGTCGAGGCTATTCGAATTAATCGCAACGGGTTGACCTATCAGCAGCTTGCCAAGAAATACGGAGTGCACCGCAACACAATCGCATTAGCGCGGTCGGGTGCTACGTGGGCGAAAGTTTACTAATGTCAAAAAAGGATAGTACAATGGAAAGCGAATTTGATGAGATGATTGAGGATATCATCGTTTCAATTCAGGCAGCGCAGACTATGGCCGACCGATTCAATAAAGAGTTTGCCATGATGGATGATCTGAGCGTACAAGAGGCAACCGAGTACACAAGGCAGAGGGCGGTCGAGATCGTCAAGCCAAGGCGAGGTGTTTATGTATGTGGTAGAGATGAAAGATGATTACGGCCATAACTATGTGGTCGGCGTTTACGCGGATATTGAACACGCGAAGTTTGCAGCCTGGTGCGAAGAGGCAGCGACTGAGCATTGGAGTTACTCAATATCCTGGCATGAACTTAACTACATTGACCCAGTTAAGCAAGACGCATTCGAGGATTGGATAGATGAGTGACGAAGAATGGATCGAGTTAATGGCGTGGCTACTAATGACCTTGCTTTGCGTCGTAGTCGGGAGCGCGCTACTCAATTGGACACTATAGTAAACAGATAAGTATATATTTGCGCATATAAGATACATAAATATATATATTTGCACATTAAAGCCACATTTATGATGCTTTAAAGCGGAAAGGTGGGAAGTTTTAGTAAAAATCTATGCAAAACTAACATCGGATTCCGAGATTGCATAGAACAGATTCCGAGTTTTTCGGCACTGTGAGTAACCAAATAATAAAAGAAACGCTTTACAACATAACAAGAACGCTTTACAGTTAAGTTGTCTGGAGGGACAAATTATGGATGAACTAAATCAAGTTGAGTATTCGGAGTGGCTGCGCTGGTGCGGCTACGAAGACGCAATGATGTACGCAAATCCCCTGGATAGCGATCCAGATTATCTAGCGGGTTATGCAGAGGGTTATGTTGAACTAGAAATGGAGGGTGCAAGAAATGAAATGTAATGGATGCGGGACTGCGGTGGTCGATAACGACAAATACTGCTGGGATTGTGCGAACACTATACTGGTCGATAACGCACGCGAGAACATGAACTACCTTTGGGAGTTAATGCTTGGCGAATACCTGCCAGCTAAAGACAGCAAGGAAGCTGTCAAGCTCATGGAATCGCGTATGCGTGACATATTCGAGGCGTGTATTGATGAGAATAAAGAGGCGCTATTTCGCGCTGTAAACCGAGTGCTTCTTGAAGAGGCATTTCAAATCAAGGAGGGTCACAATGAAATCTAGTGAATCAATCGAAAAGCTGGCATTAGCATTATGCTCAGCACAGGGTGAGATGGGTGGAGCCGTTAAGGGCTCCGCTAACCCATTCTTTAAATCAAGCTACGCTGATCTTACGAGCGTAATTAAAGCAATCAAGGAGCCATGCTTTAAACACGGTTTGAGTTATGTGCAGCTACCACATCGAGACGGCAATTCAATCGGGGTTACGACTCGATTGATTCACACCAGTGGCCAGTGGATCGAGCACGAGTTCACCTTACCGATGGTCAAGGGTGACCCACAGGCGGCGGGCTCTGCAATTACCTATGCGCGTCGATACGCTCTACAGGCCCTGTTTGGAATTCCTGCGGTCGATGATGATGCGGAAAGCTCAATGCTTAGAGGTAATCAGGTTGATGAGTACCAGGCATTGTGCGACCAACTAGCCGACAGCATCGAAGCAATTAAAACAGGCATTGAAATCGGTGACTTAGTCATGGCGAAGGAAGCCTGGGACGAACTAACCGAAGAAGAAAAGATTGGTATTTGGAAGGCACCAAGCAAGGGTGGATGTTTCACCACCGAAGAACGGGCGATCATGAAATCGTCTGAATTTAGACAAGCAGCAGGAGAGTAATTATGGAATACGATAACACTAATCGCGGGGTTTTATTTCGCAACGATAAGAAGGAAACTGAGAAGCACCCAGACATGACCGGAAGCCTAGACGTGGATGGGGTTGAATACTATCTATCTGGCTGGACAAAGACGTCGAAGCAAGGCAAGAAGTTTCTAAGTGTATCTGTATCACCGAAGCAGAAGGTGGCACAGCAACACGTACAGAAAGCCAAGCAGCAGTTTGAGCCAGAGGAGGACTTTAGTGATGACATCCCATTCTGACATCGGGAAGTTCATCAGGGTTCTTCAGGCAGAGCGCGGTATGACAAACGAACAATTGGCAGATCATTTAGGTGTGTCACGTCAAACGGTGACCAACTATCGAAACGCTAGTGATATGAAAATATCAACGTTTGTCAGTGTATTGAGTGTTCTAGGTGCTAAGCCTGGGGATTTCTTTAAGTAAAAAGAGGTGCCCCCCGAAGGGGGCTTGCACTGGAGGGGTGCGGGGGGGTATCATTGATGTGCGAAGCAATGATGTAGTAAGTTTACCACACAGTTAACCAACCACAACATTGAATCGCAGAGATTAACGGGCGTTAGGCCGAGGAACCTGAGAACCTCGGAGCGGAGTTGACCCTCTCCATGATGCGCCCCTAGATGCCGAGAGCAGGTAGCTAGGATAGATGTCAAGATTCGATACGTTAATCAAAGCTCGTCATTACTAAATTTGTTATTGTTGTCCGATAGGACATCAAAAGGGTAAGTGTGGATGGATATTTATGAAAGGATTGTTAATGGTATGAAAGATAAAGATACAGATTATGTCTCTATCTTAGTTACCGAAGATGGTATTGATCTATTCACATCGTTAGATTCAGAGGACTTAGGTAACTTGTTAACCGAAATCCTTATGATGCAAAAGGAAGCAAGTACAGTTCATTAAGCTGGAGGGCGTATGAATCAGAATCAACAAATCCTAAAACACATTCAAGAGCATGGCTCTATCAATCCCCTAATGGCGCTAGAACGATATGGGTGTATGCGCCTGGCTGCACGTATATCTGAATTACGTGAGAAGGGACACAAGATAGAAACCAGAATCATGAAGTCACATAACAATAAAGCGTATGCGGAGTATTACCTATGAATGCCACGGACATAATGAAAATTGCCAGTGAGTTTGGCTTTAAAATTATTGACGAATTTGATACTTGGGCTAGATCAGATTGTGATGATTACCGTTTTAATGAGGAAAAATCTAAAGCGCTATACACCGATGGAGACATGGGAGTCGCAATCATTCAGCTAAGCGAGATTGATGCAGATGCTGGTCTTATGGTTGAGTTGGTTGATTGTAGATATTGTAATTTTGATATGTTGCAACTCGGCTGTCTGCACTTTTTACTTCTGGAATCACAAGATGATATTGAATAATGGAGAGGAGTGGGAAGCAGATGACACAGACATTATACAGTGGCAAAAGGTTTATCCAGCGGTCGATGTATTCGCGGAACTTGCAAAGATGGAGAGTTGGCTCGACGCGAACCCCAAAAAAAGAAAGACGAAGACTGGCATCAAAAAATTTGTTAACTCTTGGTTATCACGAGCGCAAGACCGAGGCGGCTCATCTCCTCTTGCGAGTCCTACCAAGAAATCCCTACGCGATAGATCGAATCTGGACGATCTTACTGACGTGACTTGGGTAGAGGGGCCTCTCAAAGCACACATGATTAACTACTTTATTAATAAATACGGACAGGCTTATGACGGGGATACCGTCTATAGAGAGGGCTCATGAAGCCACGATACAAACTTCAGGATGCCGTTGACCAGGTTCTTAACTCCAACCTATACAAATCCGGTGAAGCGTTCACTATCACCGAGATGTTTGAAATTTGTACAACGGTTGGATATGAAAGTAGAATGTCCGAAGTTTTGCGTATTATGCACGAGCATGGGCAGGTATCCGCGATCGGTGCAAAGATGGATTTAATGTATCGAAAGCCTGGGGAAAACTACATGAGGAAACCGATAGTCAGTGAAGTGGCCGAGACATTACGCGATGGAGATATTGTCGGAGCCCTCACGGGAGAAGCGGCAAGAGATGCTCTTATCCGTGCCGGAGTGTTATCGAGAGTTAGTTCGCTTGCATGTGGTGATAGCCTATGAATCCGCAAAGCGTTTACGAAAAGCTAACAAAGGTGGGAGAAGAGTGGGCCGATAGGGAACAGGCCGCTAATATCCTTGAAGGTACTTTGAAATCTGTTAAAGCCAGCATCGCATTACAACACAAAGACAAAGGGTGTGGTGTGGCTGAAGCAGAGATGCGAGCGGAGTCTGACGAGCAGTACATAGAAACCCGCTTTAAAGCCATAGAGGCGCGCTCAGAGGCGATTAAAGCCAAGGTAAGGTATCAGGCCGCCCAAGCCTATATCGACGCTTGGAGAACCGTAGAAGCCTCAGAACGTGCAGCTAATAGAGTGCAGGTATAGTTATGAGTGATTGGGGTGGATTGCTAGAGTTCTGTGAGACAGATAGGCAAAGGGAAATAATCGAACTAAGACGACAGGGCTTATCTGTTAGACAAGTTTCCGAAAGAGTCGGGATTGCTGGGCGCAATGTTCAATCGGCTTGCAGTAGAGTAAGGGCAGCCGCCGCTAGGCAAGGCTATTCCCCTGAGCACGATATGCACCACACGGTGCCCGATGGCTATAGAGTCAAGGGAACGTCCACGTTATACAAAGATGGCGAGCCTACAATCCAGTGGGTCAAGTCTGACATAGACAATGAGCGTCAAATGCAATTGATGCGCGAAGCTATTGAGGCGCTCACTGAAGAGATCAAGCCAGAGCCAAAGGTAGATAAGCCAAAGGTTAAGAAGTCCGAGCTGTGCAACATGTACGTTATAACGGACTACCATGCAGGGCTCTTGGCCTGGCATGAAGAGACCGGAGCTGACTGGGACTTGCAGATAGCCGAGGACACTTTGGTTAAATGGTTTGCCCAAGCTATTGAGCAAAGCCCACAAGCCGATGTCGCAGTGTTCGCTCAACTCGGTGATTTTTTGCATTTCGATAGTCTAGAAGCAGTCACTCCCGCAAGTCGGCATATTCTTGATGCAGACAGTAGATTTCAAAAGCTGGTCAGGACAACCATTCGTGTGATTCGTAGGGTTATCAGAATGCTTTTAGACAAGTATCCCAGCGTTCATGTGAAGTGGTGTGACGCAAACCACGATCCCGCCAGCAGCGCTTGGATGCGTGAATTCCTAGTGGCTCTGTATGACAATGAGCCGAGGATTGAGGTCGATAATACGGCTGACACTTATTACTGTTTTGAATGGGGCAAGACGGCCCTATTTTTTCATCACGGCCACAAGCGCAAGGTGGCTAATGTGGACTCGGTATTCGCGGCAAAGTTCAGAGAGGTATTCGGCAGGACTGAACACGCCTACGCGCACATGGGTCACTACCATAGCATTGACGTTAAAGAGACAAACCTAATGCTTGTCACTCAGCACAGGACGCTCGCTGCACCCGATGCTTATGCAAGCCGTGGCGGTTGGATGTCAGGCCGAGAGGCGCAAGTGATTACTTATCACAAAGAGTTTGGCCAAGTGGGTAGCCAAACTATCAGCTATAAAATGATCGAAAGGGAGACAGTAAAATGATTGCACTTATGATTTGCGACGATTGTAATCAGCAGATGACTGAAATATTTACAGCGCAGGATGACTTTCGATTAAAGGGCTGGATGTGCGAGTCGTGCTTTCACTTCGCCCCAGCAATCGGCAGAGAAAAAAAATGGACAATGGAGGATAGGGATGGCGATCAAGAGGGACGCAGCTGACAAATGGTTTAGCGATGTTGTAAGGTTTAAAGGATACTGTGAGCACTGTGGTCGATCAGACCTTAGACTTGAGTGTTGTCATATTCACGGCAGACGTAAGAAGATATTACGATGGGACTTAATGAATGCAGTTTGTATGTGTAGTGGGTGCCATAGACATATGACAGAAAATCCGACTAAGTTTGTTAAATGGTTAGAGCAATACTTCGGCCCCGCCCATTTAGATATACTCCAAGAAAAAAGCAATGGAATACTAAAAGCAAACGAAACAGTTAAAAAGGATATTGCAAAACACTATCGAGAGGAGTATAAAAAGATGGAGTGTGACCAATCCTATTCCCCGCAGAGTTACACTTAGTTACTCCATGCCCCTTCGGGGGCTTTTTTATTTCAGATACTGACCAGTTTCAACCATGTAAGCAAGCTCGGTTGCTCGGTCACCAACCTGCCTAGCCCACTTACTATCTAACATCTCTTCGGCAGCTTGCGAATAAGCGCCTTCAGCCATGAACTTGAGGGTTCGTTTAAATTCTAGGAATGTAGGTAGGCCAAGGTTGAATAGCATGTTAACCATTGCCTCTTGCCTAACCTGGTCTAAGTCATGGAACCAAGAGAACACATCGAGTTCTTCATAGCATCGTTGAATGTCGGACATTAATAACATCTCAGCCTCTTTCTCAGAGATGCCCATGTCCTCCAAATTCCTGCCAAAACCAATGGTTATTTTACCTTCAGAGCATAAGTAGGGCTTTAGCCTTAACCCTTCATGTCTCTTAAGATTTTCGATCAATTTTATCATCCAATAAGGCGCTTTCTTTGCTTTAGCTTTTCTTTAAGCTCATCCTTTTTTTTCATCGCTTCTTCTGCTCCGAATCCAGACAGCAATGACTTCATAGGAGATTTAGAGTAAATTTTGTCCGTTATTTTTTTGGACAATAATCCAAGCCCAATCATTTCTTTTTCCTTTTTGATATCGCAATGGCTACAGCTTGCTTCTGGGGGTAGCCTTCGGACAACAAAGTCTTAATGTTCTTTGATACAGTTTTATCTGACCGACCTTTTAGTAATGGCATTAGTCTCTCACCGTCTTAATGACTTTCTCAGCGCTTCTACCGACAACGTAACCGCCTAGCCCTATCTGCAATAACATCCACGCCTCATCCCTTAGAGGGCTTGCTAGAAGACCTAGTGAATCACCAACAGCCAAACCCAGAAAGGTCAGCATGGTAATGGGTCGCCAGGTTGCAGTTAGCCAGTGTTCAGATTTTGCTTCGGAGTTTATGATTTGAGCCTTGGCAGTCATCATCTCCTTCTCATATTCAAGGGATGAATCTAAGACCATAGCTTGAATTTCCAACAGCTTTCTTTGCTGTATTATTCTTTCCTCTTCAGACGTATGAAGCTCGTCGATTAACTCGGCAGCAGGTTTAAATATTCCCGCTATGAGATCGAGGAATTTCACTTTGGTATATTGCCGCCAGCCATCCAGACTAAAGAGCCAACGCTAACAACACCGATAAACCAAACGATACGTTTAACAACCGATTCGCCAATTGATGTGTAAACTTTTTCAATGGCTTTTTCTGCTGCGCGTTCCGCAATGATTTCCATTTGATCTTCGGTTAGTTGGCTCATAATTAATTCCTTGCAGTCCTTGCCGCAGCTTTAAAGTCAGAAGCCGATGGCGCACCTTTCTCGCCTGGCTTTCTCATGCGTTCACCTGAACCGCTAGCAATGCGCTCGCGCTTCTTTTGTATGTTGTAGTACAAACCCTTCTTAGGTTTTCTCACCACTTCACCCTGTCTGCCCAATAAGCCGCAGACATTCTGCCCTTGGCTATGTTTCTACGATGCCGAGCCTTGAACGACTCGCGCCTCTTTCTTTGTGACTCTGACTCACCTTCTTTCTTTGGCGAACCAGATACGCCTTGTTGACCAAAACGTATGGTTCTAATTTTATCACCTTCTTTCGCTACAACAACATGCGATTTTGTCGGGTGACCAGGTGTTCTTTTCGGTTTGTTATAACCGCTAACACCTATTCTTTTTAGCAGCGAATCTTTCACAGAAATACACGGCTCGGTGAATTAGGTGTAACGCCATACGTTACATCAATCGCTTCAACGTCTTCTCTACGCGCATCACCAACCAGCCGAACATTTACATGCCATCCATCAACAGGTGCAGTCTCAGGATACTCGTTGCCTTCATCGTCCGTCAGCATATTACCCGTAGGCTCGTAGATGACACCGACAAGATCAATGGCGTAGTCGTGAGTGTGTGTTACGAGATAAGGTTCGCCTTCAGGTGTCTGCGTAGACTCGCTCGTCTCTTCGTCAACAACGGTTACGTAGTCCTGCTGATAGAATGCCGCAAACGCTGTAGGCAGGTCTGCTTCTGAGCTTAGCTTGATGTAGAAGTCAGTCTTCTTAGGCTCGACCGCTTCTTCTACTACTTCTTCGATAATGTCTGTCATGATGTAATCTCAACTAACTGTGAATTCGTTAATCTGCGCGGATAGTATTTGATGGATTTTAGGTGACCGTTTAAATAGTTTGCGGTAACAGAAGGCTTCCCAATTTCAAGCTGTGTATATGTGGTAATGCTTCCAGACGTATCTGGAGTACCTAATATACCATTACATGCTGAAGAAAAGTCGTTATCTTTATAGCAAGCGGCATGAGAAATTCCACTATTTAAAGATGAAACTGTCTGCACAATATTGGCTTGTGATGAAAGCCCCGTTGTCACATCAAACCCAAATGACGTATCTGAATTGTTTTTGTAAGGCTGTACTCTATTATTTGATGTGCCATCATTTAACGAATACGGGCTAGAATATGACGATAAAAATCCGCTTGCCTCAACAAACAGCGTACCCTCACTCTGATTAAATCCAAACTCACTCACACCTATGCTTGCTACATCAGCAGAGCGTGTTGTAGTACTGCCGGAATTGCTGGGTATGTAGCTTGTGGGGAATGATCCAGCTTCGAGTTGTGCGCCGTAGATATAAGTGCTATCAGTGTTTGTTTCAGCAAACGCTGGAGAAACGCGAATATCGGTAAAAGTGTCTCCACTAAGAGTGATAGCTATACGATACCAACCATTGTTTAATTTTTGATATGTTGAAGTTGCACTTGTTCCGCTTGTCGTAGCAAAACTTTCGGTAGCAAATTCAAAACTAGTTACAGAAATTGTACCGCCAACTCCTGCAAAATTTGTTCCTGCAAATCTTATAAAAATATTGTCTCCGGTATTTTCTTTTACATAAATAGAAAATGTCAGTGTGGTTGGACTTGATATACTTAATGATTCATTTATTCTCGGAAAGGCTGACGATCCTGTTGATGCTAAAAGCGTAGCGTTTTCATTTCCATCTGGACTTTGAGTTGCATCTACTGTTAATGACACGTCCAAAGATGTCCACTGAGTAAAGTCTTCAGAATACGTCAAAAGGTTCGACCGAGATTCTTCAACCAACAGCCCCAACCTATTACCATCCGAATCATACTCAATGCGCGGTATGTTTGTTGGATGGTTGAAAAGCGTGAGTGTGCCGTTTGGCTGATCGAATAGGACTTCGCGTACGGAGATGTTGTCGAAAGCACCTGATCCAGCCCCTCCAGCATACTGCACTAATTGGATATTTATTACTGTTTGCGTAGCAACAAAAGCGCCTATAAATGTTTCATTAGATGTTGATGTAAAGGTTTTAGCACTGAGAGTCCCATAAGGATTAGATGCCTCTCTTACTTGTATGCGCATATCGCTTGTAATTTTTCGGCCTACTGCTTGAACACGATAAACTTTGCCAACTTCCACAGATACTTGTTGTTGTATAGCATCGTTGTAACCACCATCTCCCGTAATTTGAACCTCCCCGTTTGTTACTACGGCAGTTGCATTTGATTGAACGCTCCACCCGCTAACATCCGTATCAAAAGTCCCATTCGTTACCAACTCATCACCATAGCTAATCGGCCTCAAAGCAGTACCGCTGGATGCTCTGGTAAACGTGATCAAATCTGCATAGTTATTGTACTGCTTCATTCTGACCACCCTTTATCAACGAATGATGATTCTGTGCTGTCAAACGATAAACTCAATGACGGCTCTAGCGATGGCGCTGTGGCTTCTGCTATACCCGTGTCGGTCAAGTCTTTGTCCCAGATGCGGAAGGTCTTGATTGTTCCCATGTAGTTAGTTGCAATAGGCAAGTCTGTCGTAGATAAATCAGGTAAAGATGTTGGCGTTGTATTAACTGTTAGAGCCACACCGTCTATTGCGCCGTTTATAAAAGTTGAGCCATAGCGACCTGCAACATTAAATGGAACATAAATATTAGGCGAATAAATATCTCCATCAGATGCAACTGAGTCATAAACGCCACTAGAAGACATTTCAAAAACTATTTGTCCAGTTTCAGTTGATCTAGTATCTAAATAAATGCCGAGCCAATTTGATCCGTCTGCTTGCCACAATGGAATTCTTGCTTTAAGCGAATCAGTATCAGCATACGTAATTCGACCTTGTTGCTGTATAGATACAGACAGTGGGTTAACCTCGCGTACGGAGATGGCGTCTATTGAGCCTACAAAATCACCACTAACATCTACAATTAAATTTGCATTTGCACCACTGGGTATTACAAAAGCACTGCTGTAAGTCCCGTCAGATGAAGCGCCTATCGTGCCGCCAGCGGTAGTGCCACCTTGTCTTAACTTTACACTTCCTGACGTTACGTTGCTTACTGTAAAAACGCCCCAATAAACTTTACCTACAACTAAGCCGATATTCTGATACGTATCTCCATTTCCTGATCCGCCAGAATAGTTTAATTTCCCGCCAGAGATGCTAGCATTTGTCCCTAACGTCCAATCAGACGCATCATCAAACGTCCCATTAGTAACAAGCTCATCACCAATGTACTGCGGTGTAGGCCATGGGAGTTTTGCCGATGGGATTGTGAATGTCTCAGCGGCTCTTGTTACAGAGGAGCCTGACGTTGGGATTAGTGATGAAGGTGTGGAGGCGGATTCAAATTGAGCGTTGTATAAAAAAACGCCTGACACTCCGTCACCTGCCCAGTTTGCAAAACTTGTACCATCATCATCAATAATAACATTGAGTCTCGGAGTAGACGTTGGAGATGCGTTATCATCCATAGTGCATGAAATTGAACATCTATACCATCCACTCCCAATATCTTGAATATTTGTGGATAAATTTGCACTTCCAGTTACTCTACCATTCAGTTCTGCTACGCCATTATCAAGATCAAATTTTGCCACACCAACATAATTGCTATTAAATCCTAAAACTTCAATCGAAATGTGCGAATAGCCAGAAGCCTTTGCGTAAATTGATGCTGTATTAGCCGTATTTGCAGTTGGCGTAGCGGATGCGATACTAAAAAAATGTAAAGCAGTGTTTATGCTCGGAATTGCTAAAATAGCATCTGATAATCCAGTTATAGAATTGGCCGTATATGATGATGATATTTCAACGTCAGTCCAGCTTGCTACTGAATTTGAATACGTAATTAAATTCGTCCTTGCCTCTGACTCCGCAAGCACACCCTCATTAACCCACTCGTAACCGTTGTATACGTGATGGCCTCTTCGCGGGAGATACACTGCCGATGATGTGGTGGGTACGTATGAGTCTCCGCGATCTGGGTTGTCAACCATGCCGCCTAAGTCTGAGCGGTAGAGGTGTGCGCCATATACGTAGAAGCGATCACCGGTGCCTCCAGATGAATCAAAAAATCCAATAGTATATGTTCCTGAAGGCATTAATTGTTGTGATGTAATTAATGTCCAACCACTAGAAGCTAATATATCTATCTCTTCATCCCATGGAGAAGACAGGGAACGTATTTTTATTTTTGTATCAACAACTGCCTTTACCCAAATGGCAAAAGTATAGTTTGCCTCTGAAAATGTTATGGACTGATCTACCGCTCTAGATACCGACCCAGCAATATTATAAAGAGTAGCGCTTGTCCCACTTTCTGGATCGCTTTGCCCGTCCGTTAAATTTACATTTGCCTGAAGACTCCACTGACTAAAATCTTCAGAATACGTCAGCAGATTATGCGGTGCCCACTTAATCAGACCGTCAGAGTCGGTCATTGTGGCGTTACCAGCTCTGGCGTGAGTGATTAGATCGGAGAATGTGGTAGAGCCACCATTGGCACGGTAGTATTCGTCGTCAAAGTCAGCGACGAGTTTCGGGTCTTTGCCTTCAACGGAATAAAGTGACCGAATAGCCGAAGCCATTCGATTCTTAATATCGGGAATACGTACACTAATGCCAATGCTCATATCAAACTACCAGGGCGAATATGCCAGTTGCAGAGGTTCCGGTGCTCTTAACTCGACTAACGCTGCAAGTTAAGTAAAAGTAATCAGGTACCGTTACCGTCCTTTCTGTGCCATCTTTAGTCAGAAACACAACATCGCCGCCAGTCTCAATGTAAAGACCTACAGCAACGTTTCCATCGCCAACGTTATCGGTTCCGTCACTCGGTGTTACTGGGTAGAAGTCGTAAACCAAACCGTTTAAGTGAGAGCCTACGCCTTTAAATGGATTTCCCATTGTCTATCTCCTTTTGTGTAATTCTATCTCATTGCGGTAAATGATACATCAGTTGGCAGGTTTGTATTTACTGCCTGACCGGATGCGTTCAATACCTGAACTTCAAAGTATGTGGTTGTCTTTGCGCCATACTCAACCTTCCTGTCCGTTAACGATGCAGGAGAGCAAGAGGCCAATACACTGTAGTTTGTATCAGCCTGGGCAGAATCAAATGTCACCCGATAAACACCCGCCGCACTATAAGTTACTGTAGCGTTTGTACCGAACTGGCTTGTAACAGCAGCCGCCGCAGGTACGAAACTACCATGACAAAATATCGGTGAAGGGTATGGGCCACTAGAAATAACAGCAGGGGCAATTCCGGTAGATGAGTCCTTAGCCACAATAGTGGCAGCACCAACACCCATAACCTTAATGGTGTATTCACCTTGAAATGCGCCATAAGCGTCTGTGGTGGTTCCGGCGGTCTTTCTAATTGTGGTTCGGTATAAACCTGTATCCGCATCTTGTCGGTTAATGTCGCCAACAATCTGCCAAGTGCCACCCTGAGAGCTTACCTGCTGATCTAAAACATTAATGTAGCGCTGGCCAGCAAGCTCGATATCATTAACCCAAGCAGAGTAACGCGACACCAACGGGGTATTCGGGGCATTTGTTCTTCGAGTAAACGCAGCGTCGATGCGAAAGAGACCGTTGTGTTCATGCAAAACATCGAACTCAACGACCTCCGTATTCAGTGCTTTGCCCAAAACAATATCTTCACTGTTGTAATCAACAACCTTAGAAGAACCCGTCTTATCATCTACCCTGTAAACAAATGTCGGCGTTGTGATGCCGGACGTGCTTGAGGTTGGGATCGCCTCTTTATCTCGAATAGAGCACCCTTTGATCGTAATGTTACCCGCAAAGGTTGTTGCCCCGCCTGGCGTGTTTGATGTGTCATTAGTCAATAGGACAATCTGATCGGCATCCTCAACATAGTTATTCAATATGTTGAACTGCTCAAACTGTTTCTCGCCAGTAGTACCAATTAAGAAGCCCCACCCAAACTGTTTAACGGGGCCTTGTATTGTGTTGTTCTCTACCGTAACCGTACCGAAGTTAGACCAGAATGAATCATCGGCAGCAACTCGGTTCTGCAATAAGACAATGGTTCTCTGACTTCCGGATCGAATAGTGTCGTCGCCAATGTAAACAGTGTTGTCTACGATATTGCTATTGTAGTTACGCTTACCTGTAGATGAGATTGAGCCGCCTTCTTCTAGTGTCATCTTACAGCTTACTACAGCAAACGATGTTGGGGCGTATGACCCAGACTCCCAAACCGAAGTATTGCCCGCAATATAAGCACCACCATATTGGGCGTCGAAGTCTACACCAAAAGGCTGAGTAGTTAGATCGCTTAGGTCAAATGCGCGTGTTCTGAATACCTTGTTGTTTGTAGCAACAAAGATGGGAACCTGGCTCTTAACGGCGCGCTTCTCACAGTTTACGAACGTACAGTTATTTACCGTAAGTGAATTGTTGTTTACATACTCGTACGGGCTTTCTTGAGCAAAGATGCCATCCGCTTCAGACGCAGGGGTTAGGTCTTCAATATGGCAAGACTGAACAATATTCTCTTTCGATACTAATCCAGTAGACGATAGGTATCTGAATAAAATACCACGTGCAATAGCACCACCTGCAACCGTGTCAGGGCCATTACTGGCAACGCCATTAATCGTACAGTCTTGGATTAAGCTACCAGCAAACCCGCCCCAGATAACGATACCGTTAGCCTGAGTAGATGTTAGGGCTGTATCCTGAAAGACATTTAATATCTTCATGCCTTCAATCAGGTTTGTCTCAGCTTCACTGGCATCGTCGTTGTAAACCATAATGCCAGCCGCATAATTATCCTGGCAGTTTATTGTGGCCTTTCCAGTGATCGTTACTTTCTTTGCGTTAAACTTAAAGAACGCATCGCCAACACCGTCATCAGCACCCAGAATGGTTGCGTTGTTAAATGACAAGGTTACAACATCGGATGTAATTTCAGTGGAGTTAAACTGGTATGTGTTGCTTCCGCTAACAGGGTAATGACCAATGGCAACAGTGCCGCCATCCGAAGCTGCTACAGCGGCAATCAATGCAGATGTGTTTTGTGCAGCGCTAACATTTACACCACCGCCATATTCTTCTATGTATATGGTTCCTGAATCGGCAGCAGATGATGTTGCTACAGCGACCACTTCACCATTGCCGCCAAACTTCAGATACTTGTTAGCCCTATCGCTAGCAATGGGCAGTTCCATGTTAATGCTGTCTAGGTCGGTAACAGGCTTTCTTATAGATCGAACGTCAGAATCTTCATTCTGCTGAACGGCCAACCACAAGCGATCAAAGTCGTCGTTTACTTCTTGGGCTAGAAAGTCACCTGAAGTTTGATAATCAGTTAAACGCTGATACGCCATGTCCCGATAGATTGTAAGGATTTCACCAGCGGTTGCGCCAACAAGCAGAGTAATATTTCCACCACCCTCACTGCCAACACCTGATACGGTATAGTTTGTGCCTTCAGCAAGAATGGTAGAGCCTTTAATAACGACTACATCATTCTTATCGAATATCTCAAACGTATATGGGAATACCGTCTGACCACTGGTAGCGGTATATTGGTTACGGCTTGTGTTGCTTGCTACTGTCATAAGTCACCTACCTTTTCCTCTATTGTATCAAAACCTTGTCTAATGAACGTTAAATTTTGATACGGTATCAATCTTCTAAGAGCCCGTGTATCTGTTTCATCCCAGCCATCTTCCTTTAGCCCTGCGTTTGCGACTCGTAAAGAAGTATCAAGAAAGCTACCAAAGGTAGGCCCAAGTAAGTTTTCTGACATACTTCTTGAAACAAATCGTGCAGCGCCTCGCTCAACGCCAAGTAAGGGTCTTAGTCCGAAATTGTTACTGGATAGTTTCTCAAGCGTGTTATTGATTTCCATGACGCTACCAAGAACACCCGATCTATCCATTCCTTCAATTATAAGCTCAACAGGATCATCCCCTATTTCGCGCTTTGCATCCCACTGTTTAAATGCGTAGGCCATCATTCCAATACTGGTTAACATCATTACGCCAGCAACAGCATTATGATCTTGACCTTGTAGTGCCGCAATGGTCATTCTTTGCGTGGACGAAAACATAAAAGATCGGAATTGAAGTATTGTCTTACCCAGTTCACTGGACATAAACAAAGGCTTTTCTTGGCCTGGCACAACAATTACTCGGTCAGATTCTTTCCTAATGGCCGCGCCCCACTTCTCATACAAAGCAGGTGAGTCCCAGTTCTTAGCGTTTGATATCCATACGCCATCAACTTTCTTGGCATGCTTCTGAAGCTGTCTCGCTATACCCTCAGCGTCAGCGTCACTAATACCTAGTCGATTTAGTCGCTTATCAATTTTGCCTTTTAACAAATCATCAATAACGCCGTTCTGCATTGTTACTGCATGAAGCTGTTTAACGCTAGCCGTCCAATAATCCATCATATTGATGCGGCCAAAGTTATCAGTCATCGACTGTAAGCCGCGCTCAAACGCTGTGCCTGGCTGTGTGTAGTCAACAATATCCGCAATGATTTGAGATCGACCACCCATTAATGCGTCGACACCAACGCCATATCTTTTAGCTTCAGCGGCAGATACTTTGAAGGTTTTTAGATTCTTAGCCAATGGCAATAAGCCCTTAGAGAATGTCCGACCAATACCTTCAGCCATAAAGATTCGAGCAACGTCAGGAACGGACGAGGCCACAATGCCACCCATAAACCGAAGGTAGTTTAAGTTTCTAGCAGCACGCCCAGTTCTAACCCAAATATTATCAGGGTCTATATCGCCATACACTCCACGTATTCTATCGCGCATTGCTGTAACATCGCGGATATCAGCATCTTTAGACTTTTGCAGAGCAAGGCGTTGCTTTTCATTTTTAGCCGCAGCCATCGCATTGCCATACCAATCTTCTATTTCTTTTAACTGGGCGGTCATGCCAACATCGCCAAACTCTTTAACTAGCTCCAAGTCAGCGGCAGTTTGTCTTAAATACATCCGGCCCAAGTCTTCGATATTGTTATCCAGAAAGTCATCAATCATGTTATCTGGAATCTGAAAAACTCTAGCCTTCAACGGGCCTCTCAGTCCCTTCACACCATTAAAATTAGATCCAGATGAGCCTTCACCTATCTTCCAATCATACGGGAGCTTTCCATCAGGAGTTCCCATAATTCTTTGGGATATCTGTCTGGCTATGTCTTCGTAATCAAAGTCTTCTAACTCTTTGGCCTCTTTGAATTCAGCCTTGTCAATAATCTTTTGTAGCTGTGTTTTCTCTGCGCCAGTGGCTTCACCAATTTTGATGCGAGCATCTTCGGCTTTAGCAAATAGTTTTAAGTCTTCATCCTTTAGCCAAACAGAAACTCGATTGATAAAGTCTGGCATGTTTGCCGCAACTTTTTGTTTATTCCATCTACGGTTTAAATAGTTAACAGCGGTAGTAACATCAACATCTTCAGGCAACAGCTTTGCTTCAATGAGTTCATTTTTAATAGGGTTATACAGCTTTTCTTGCCACGCTTTAGCGGCGGCATCCACTTCTGGTATATCCGATTTTCCTTCTCGAATAGCGCGAGCCACAGCCTCATTAAACTGTAGCTTTTTC